TGGGACAGAGATTTCCATTGAAGAACCAGAGATGGAAGACGAGCAGGTAGAAGAGCCTATATCTGAAGAAGAACTTCAGAACATCGTCATCGCCGAGATCGACGACGCTCAATCTTATATCGACGATGATATTTCGCCGCAGCGTGCAGCCGCAGGCCAGTACTATAAGGGCGAACCTTTCGGTAACGAAGAGGAAGGCCGGTCGCAGGCAATGTCTATGGACGTGCGCGACACCGTGCAGGCCATGATGCCGTCGATTATGAAAGTATTCTTCGCGGCAAACAACGTCGTCGAGTTTGCGCCGAACGGCCCAGAAGATGTTGAAAGCGCGCAGCAAGCGACGGATTACGTCAACTACTGCCTGACACGCGACAACAACCTATTCAACGAATGCTATTCCACATTTAAGGACGCGCTGATCCGTAAGAACGGTATCATGAAAGTCTGGTGGGATAACGAGAAAGATGTCACGACCCATTACTTCACGGGTCTGGACGAAGCTACATTCTCCGTCCTTCAGGCCGATGCCAATATCGAAGTTAAGGACGTAGAGATTACCTACGGCGAAGCGCCGATGATGCCGCCGGAAATGATGGGTATGCCAGCCCCTCCCCCGCCCGCGACCTATGACTGTACAGTAGTCCGTACAGTTGAGAAGGGCCGTTTGCGCGTTCAATCCGTACCGCCAGAAGAGTTCCTGATCGACCGCCGTGCGCGTTCTATTGAGACAGCCGAGTTTGTAGCCCACCGTCGTTACGTTACCGTATCCGATCTTGTGAAGATGGGCTACGATTTCGATGAGGTGCAAGACCTTGGCTTCGAAACGCTCGACGATTTTGAAGGCAACCCAGAAACCTTCGACCGTAACCCACAAGCGTTCGTTCAAATCACAGGCCGCACAGATACGACATCGCGCAAAGTCCTCTACATCGAGGGCTATGTGTATGTTGACATGGACGGCGACGGGATTGCGGAACTTTGCCGCGTCTGCGTTGCTGGCACGGCCAACAAGATTCTGCATTGGGAACCATGCGACTTTATTCCGTTCGTAGACTTTTGCCCCGATCCAGAGCCGCACACATTCTTCGGTATGTCGATTGCCGACGTGACGATGGACATTCAGCTTATCAAGTCGAATATCCTGCGTAACACGCTGGACAGCTTAGCCCAGTCGATCCACCCACGCACGGGTGTTGTCGAAGGCCAAGTCAATATTGAAGACGTGATGAATACCGAAGTTGGCGGTATCATCCGTATGCGCGCACCGGGTATGGTGCAGCCATTCGTTATGCCGTTCGTGGGGCAGCAAGCCTTCCCGATGTTGCAGTACATGGACGAACTGCGCGAGAACCGCACGGGTATTTCCAAGGCCGCGTCCGGCCTCGATGCTAACGCGCTTCAGTCTTCTACCCGCGCTGCGGTCGCGGCCACGATTACTGCTGCGGCGCAGCATATCGAACTGATCTGCCGTATCTTCGCCGAGACCGGTATGAAGAACCTGTTCCGCAAGTCGATGCAGCTTATCGCCAAGAACCAAGATGCACCGCGCATGGTGCGTCTGCGCAACACGTTTGTTCCGATTGACCCACGTGTGTGGGACGCGGGCATGGATGTTGTAGTCAACGTCGCTATCGGCACTGGCAGCAACGAAGAGAAGATGGCCTTCTTAGGCCAAGTCGCCGCCAAGCAAGAGATGCTCATGCAGATGGGCGCGCCATTGGCTGACATGCAGGGTTACTACAATACGTTGTCTCAGATGATGGCGCTGGCTGGATACAAAGACCCGACTGTGTTCTTCAAAGACCCGGCCATGATGCCGCCTCCCCCGCCGCCTGCGCCACCGCAGCCGACACCGGAAGAGATGCTGTCGCAGGTTCAGATGGAAGCAATCCGCGCTGACATCCAGAAGAAGGCAGCCGAACTTGAGTTGCAGCGCGAAGAGATGCTGCGCAAGGACGACCGTGAGCGCGACAAACTCGATGCCGATATGATGATTAAGGCAGCCGAGATTGAAGCCAAGTACGGCGCGCAGGTCAACACGGCCAACATCGAAGCGTTGATGCAGCGTGACCGTGAACTCCTACGCCAGCAAGGCGAAATGGATCGGGCGTCTGTGCAGGCTCAGCAGGCCCAGCAAAACGCACAGATGGCTCAGGCAGTACAGCAAGCGCAGATGCCGACTGAAATGCCGATGCAACCCGAAATGCCACCGGAAGGTATGATGTAATGTTTGAAGACTATTACTTTGACAATCCAGAGCTACAGGGACTTTTGGCTGCGGCGGGACCTATCATGGACACGCCCCGTCGGGCGGCAGTTATGCCGATGACGACAGAGGCCGCGCCTGCCGTAGACTTGGCGAGTCTAAGCAGCCTGTACGGGATGAACTTCGGTTCCGACTTTGGCAGCGGTGGTGCTGGTGGCGGGATATACCCAACCAACCCCGACCTGCAAATGCTTCAAGCACCGCTGTCGAGCAAAGGCAACCCGACTGCGTATGGCGGCAATTACATATCAGTAACATCCCCGACGCAAGCCTTCCGTCTCGTTGATAAGAATACCGGCAAAGTGGTGTACGAGGGTGTTGGCTACGAGGGCGCTCAGGAGGCTATCGACCGCGCCAGTGCACTCACCGCCGAGAAAGGCGCAAAGGCGCAGTGGCAGATACAGACACCGAACCCTCAGCAGCCGAGCGGATACAGCACCGTTGCTAACGAGAAGCGGAACCAAAGCACTGTCGGCGATATAGCCAGTGTTGCGCTTCCTGTCGGCATGGCCCTCTTGACCGGCGGCATGAGCCTACCGGCGCAGATGGCTGCGGCGGGCATAGCGGGCGCGGCAGGCGCAGGTTTGGCGGGCAAAAACCCAGCCACAGCAGGTTTAATCAGCGCAGCAACCGCTGGCTTGATGAGTGGCTCTGGGGCTAACGCCGCCATTGGCAAGGCCGTAGGCAACCTTGGCGGCGCTCTGGCGGCTAAGACAACCGAAGAAGTAGCAAAAACAGCGGCAGAAAAAGCCGCAGAACAGATTGTTGTCACCGCCCTTTCAAAGACGGCGCAAGGTGCGGGAAATGCGATAGGCAACACGTTATTGTCCCAAGCGATTTCATCGCAAATAGGGGCGCCAACTCAACGCAACGTAGTCGATGGCATTGACCAAGATACTGGTGAGATCGTTGTTAGTAAATACCGCCCCATAAATCCTCCCGGCGGATTTGACCCCGTAGCGGTTGCGACTGCGGCAGGCTTGCCTATCGGCTCTATACTTGACAGTTTAGGCCCGCTTAATACTCTTCCGTCAGACCCCGCGTTGATGCAGCCGGAGCCTCCGCCAGAGGACATTGTTGTCAACGCGCCAATAGCCGTTACACCCGAAACGGGCTTACCTGTTGGTTCGGTACTTGCCGGTCTCGGTATACCGCAGGTTCCAGCACCCGATCCGGCATTGACGCAAAAAGACGGCATTCTTGGCACGGGCCTAAACCTACCCCAACTTATATCTATTGGTGGTGTCGGGGCCGATCTTCTGAAAAACCTTTTGGCTGGTGGCGATGGTACGGGAACAGGAACGCCGTATGTCTCGCCATTTGGCACAGGCGTAGGTTTCGCACGGGGCCAAGATATGCGCGCCAATCCAAACATCACAGACTACGAGCGGTATGGTTTTGGGCCAGAAGCTATGTTCTTCCGGCCAGAGTATAGCGGCCTTCTTAGTTCTGCGGCTCCCACCCCCCAAGCACAGCCAATCATGGCAAATAACCAAGTATACACGCCGTTAATCTGATGGACCCAATAACAAAAGCTAACCACGCAAAGCGCCTTCTTGAGGATGATATTCTCAAGGAGGCATTTGCCGCAGTGGAAAAAGATATTTTTGACGAGTGGCGTATGTCGGCCCCGACTGACTATGGTTCCCGCTCGGACATGTTTCACACGCTCAAAGGACTTGAGCGTTTGAAAGCCCGCCTACAGGCGATCCTCGATGACGGCTTAGTCGCCAAATCAAGGAATTAACATTTATATAAAAAGGTGCTATATATGACGGAACAAGTCGGCAACCCCAGTGCTGGGATCGGCCTCCACGAAGCAACGTTAGCCATCGACCAACTGCTTGGCCCGGATGAGGACAACCAAGATCAGGCCGAGGCGCAAGAGCCTGAAGAGGCTCAGGACTACGAGGATGAACCTGAAGCCGAGGAATACTCGGAAGAAGAGGAATACGACCAGTCCGACCCGAATGAAGAAGACAACACAGAAGAGGTTATCGAACAGGAACTTCCCGACGATCTAGTCATCAAGGTAAAAGATGATGGCAAAGAATTGGAAGTCACCCTTGACGAACTTCGGAAAGGTTATTCTCGTTATTCGGATTACACACGGAAAACTCAGGCCTTAGCCGAAGAACGCAAGTCGTTCCACAGCGAAGCCGAAGCGATCCGAATGGAACGCGCTCAATACGCGGAACTGCTCCCAGTGCTTAAAGCACAACTTGAGGTGCAGTCCGAGGCTGAGCCTGATTGGGACAATCTTTATAACGAAGACCCCATTGAGGCGGCGCGGTTAGAACGGCATTGGAATAAGTCTCGTCAGGAACGAGTCGCTAAACTTCAGGCTATTAATACTGAACAGCAGCGGATTGCTGAAGAGATGACCAAAGAGCAACAGCGGGCATTGGCTGACATTGTGCAGTCAGAGCGCGCCAAACTCACGGAAGTCATTCCTGAATGGAAAGACGAAAGTACAATGCAAAGCGAAGCTAAGGAACTTCGTGAATGGGCTTTGAATAACGGGTTTAGCGAACGCGACCTAAGTGCACTTGTTCAGGCCACTCACGTTTCAATCCTGCGCAAAGCGATGATGTTTGATAAGGGGTCGAAGAAAGTGGAGAAAGTGAAGGCACAGCCAAGAAAGGTTGCGCGGATCGTTCGTCCCGGTTCTTCCGGTTCTCAAATCAACTCACGTTCAACCGATGTAAAGAAAGCGTCCCAGCGCCTTGCGCGTACAGGCCGTGTCGCAGACGCAGCGGCCCTGTTGGATAAACTCATTTAATAAGGATTTGGACTAATGGCTATTGTAGCAAATACATTTACCCGGTACTCCGCTATCGGTATTCGTGAAGACCTGTCGAACGTTATCTATAACATCTCGCCAGAAGAAACTCCGTTCATTTCGAACATTGGCCGCGAGAGCGTCAAGAACACCTACTTCGAATGGCAGACCGACGCTTTGGCTGCGGCCTCAGCTTCTAACGCTGCACTCGAAGGTGACGACATCACTTCGTTCACTGCTGTTTCGCCAACCGCACGCGTTGGTAACTACACGCAGATCAGCACGAAGAACGTCGTAATCTCCGGTACGCTTGAAGCAGTCGATAAGGCTGGTCGTCGTAACGAAATGACCTATCAGCTTGCAAAGCTGGGTTCGGAACTGAAGCGCGACATGGAAGCTGCGTTGCTTGCTAACCAAGCATCGGTTGCTGGTAACACCACAACTGCACGTCGTACTGCTGGTCTGCCTGCATGGTTGACCTCGAACACCTCGTTCGGTTCGGGCGGTGCTAACCCAACTGTTGGCTCGACCCCAACTGCTGCTCGTACCGACGGTACGCAGCGTGCGTTCACAGAAACACTTCTGAAGAACGTAATCCAGCAGGTCTGGACATCGGGTGGCACGCCAAAGATGTTGATGGTTGGTCCTTTCAACAAGACCGCCGCTTCTGCATTCGCCGGTATCGCCACGAAGTTCCGTGACGTTCCTGCGGGCCAGCAGGCGCAGATCATCGGCGCAGCCGACGTTTATGTGTCTGACTTCGGTACAGTCAACATCGTACCTAACCGCTTCCAGCGTGACCGTGACGCGTTCATCGTCGATCCCGATTACGCATCGTTGGCGGTTCTGCGTCCAATCCAGAAGATGGACCTCGCCAAAACGGGCGACGCCGAGAAGGCTCTGCTCCTCGTCGAGTACGGTCTGAAGGTGAACAGCCAAGCTGCACACGGTATCGTAGCTGACTTGACCACCTCGTAAGATTTGGTCTAACTGGGTGAGGGGGCGTAGTGCCCCCTCATCTAACTATTGAGGGTTTTATGACTAAACGCCTTATCAACGATGATGCTTTTACAGGCGTCAAAACTTTCTACGATTACGATCCCGAAAAGGACGAAGCGATCATCTCGAAAGAGCAGGACGTTTCCGCGATCATCGAGAGTAACAAACAAGAATTCAACAGCGCGCCGGAACGCTGGGGTGAGTGGACAAAGGTTGGCAGCATCCCCATTTCAGTGTATTACGAACTTGAGCGCCAAGGTATTACGCAAGACCAAGAGGCGATGAAGAAGTGGTTGAACGATCCAGATAATCGTTACTTCCGCACAAGGCCGGGGACTGTTTAATGGCAATTTCTACATACTCCGAATTGAGGGCTACGGTTGCAGACTTCCTTAACAGGGATGATCTAACTGCGACGATACCGTCCTTCATCTCACTAGCCGAGGCTGCGCTTAACCGCCGTCTTCGTTCGCCAGAAATGGTGACACGGGCTACCGTCACTATTGACGCGGAGTATGAGAACCGCCCATCCGATTGGATGGAGACAATTCGCTATCAGGTTACTACCAATCCTATCACGGTTATGGAATTTGTAACGCCGGAAGAAGCTATCATCCAGAAAACAAAGTTTTCTGCAGTTCCAGCACGTCCCTGCACCAGATGGTTCTTACACTGGCGAATTGATGTATTACGCCCGCGTTGCTGGTTTGTCGGATACGAACACAACTAACTGGCTTTTAACGGCCAACCCTGATATATACCTCTATGCAACGCTCGTTCAGAGCGCGCCATATTTGAAAGAAGATGAGCGCATTGGTGTTTGGGCTGGTATATTAGACCGCTTGATGGCCGAGTACGAAGTTGCAGAGCAACGGGCCAAGACAGGTTCAAGTCGGTTGGCTTCTAGGACAAGGACGTTTGGCTGATGCCTGATACGACAACTTCAAACCTTGGTCTTACCAAACCAGAGGTCGGCGCGTCTGCCGATACTTGGGGCAATAAGCTCAACGCCGACCTTGATCTCGTCGATGCGCTCTTTGCCGCTAACGGCACAGGGACAAGCGTTGGTCTTAACGTAGGTGTTGGCAAAGTAGCCGCTGTTGCCGGGACGTTGAACGTCACTGGCGCGGTTTCTGGTGGCGTTGTCGCCCCTCTTGCTTCGCCAACATTTACTGGCACGGTTGTTCTACCATCCACGACCAGCATCGGTGGCGTCAGTGCTACGGAACTGGTTTACCTCGATGGCGTAACGTCGAACGTCCAGACACAGCTTGACGGCAAACTCGGCACGGCTGCTGCTGCGTCAACCTACGCGCCGCTCGACGGCCCGACATTCACTGGCACGGTTGTCTTACCTTCAACGACAAGCATCGGCGGCGTAAGCGCAACTGAACTTGTTTATTTGGATGGCGTGACATCGAACGTGCAGACGCAGTTGGATGGTAAAGCCGGGCTTGCGTCTCCTGCGTTCACTGGAACGCCTACAGCGCCAACCGCCTCCACTGGCACGAACACAACTCAGGTGGCCACAACTGCCTTTGTGCAGCAGACCGCGTTCAATAACTCGCTTCCGTTCCAAGGTGGTAACGCAGGCAAGTACGTTACGACGGACGGCACGAACGCAAGCTGGGCGACTATCGTGATCCCCCCGCAAGTTTATCCAAGCGCCGGTCTTGCCGTCTCAACTGGAACTGCATGGGGAACATCTGTTGCTCCGGGCACATCTGGACAAGTGCTGACCAGCGACGGAACTAATTGGGTTTCCGGCCCATCGCCATCAACATCATACACCACACTTATGAAATTCGGTCTGTAAGGAAGTTTTGAGATGCCCGATACACTGAAGCAATTCTATAACGCGACAATCAACGTCACGAACTTGGTGGGCAATCAGACCGCCACGTTATTCACAAACAACGCCACAACCCGCGCCGTCATCAAGGACATTGATGTTGCAAATACGTTCCCAACACCGCCGAACCTGACGGTTGGCGGAACGCCCACTGCTACTCTTAGCGCGAACCTTACTGGTTCTGAAATTGTAGACGTTAGCCAAGCTGTCGCTATGTCGTTTCCGACTCCACTTTCGCTTACATCGTCGCTACTATCATACCAAGAAGATACCTTCATTCAAAGAGCTATCACCGGATATAACATTAACGGAACGCAGGTTACTGGCACCGCCGTTAGCAGAGGAGTCCCATCCTTAGACCCAAGTGCCTCTTTTGCGCCTGCTATCTATTACGCCCCAGATGGCGATGTATTTTCCGCGCAATCAGATGGTGACGTTAATTGGTTTTTGTTTAAAAACGCAGGTTCCGCAGGGGGAACTCGCACAACTATTAACACTGGCAACACAAACACCACCTCATCGATTGCGTTTGACGGGGTAAACACTTTCTATTGGCTTTCAAGCACGACTAACTTACGTGCATTCAACGCAGACACGGAAACGACGACAAATACCACTATTGATGCTATGCCTACTGCGTCAACTCGCGCCCGTCTTATACACAGTAACGGATATTTACTCTATGGTTACGCGCAGGGCCAGTTTCTGCGTTTGATTGAAATCGCAACTGGTCGGTGGATATTATGTAATGCAACTAACGCTGTTGCGAACTGGAACGGGACTGCTCATATGCCTGGTTTCTGGTTTGAACCATCCACTCGCGTCGCGACATTTATGTATTATAATTCTAGTGATGGCGTCTATTGGCGTAACATAAGCCCTGCAATTCCCGCTCTAACAACACCGTCAACAAACCTCACAACTGCATGGACATCCGCTGCTAAAACAGCCGGCACTTTTATAAACGCTGGGGCTGCAACTACCAGTTCCCATGTTGTGTTTTCAAGTGCGGATGGCGGTGTTATGCTTGATAGCAGTAATATTGCGCGAATTGTATCTGGATTATCCGGCGCTGCGCTTTCATGGACGCTATCAGTTAGCGGACTTTCAAATGTTGCTTCAGACTCTTTTCGCCCTAACCGTTACTTGAATTCATCCCCAACGGTCAACACCACAAACTTTCCCAATACAATTTCTCTACGCGTCACTGGCGTAGAAGTAACACCGTAAGGATTACGTTATGCTTACTCCATCTAATATAAGCCAAGTTACCTCCTTGGTAAACCCTCGGCAGATTGCCGTATCAGTCTCCCAAGCCGGAGCAGTAATGTATACCGTGCCAGCAGGCAGAAAGTTTGCTGGGTATATTTACGCAGGAGCGGCAAATGCGTCGTATACTGTAACGCCTTCTGGTGGGACTGCGGTTAATTTTAACGCATCTTCGATAATTGCAGCAACTAGTCAAACCACGCCAATGCAATTAGTATTTGTTGCTGGAACAATTATCACTTGCGCCGCTGGTGTTGTCATTAATTTAAACGGCGTAGAGAGCGACCTGTAAGATGGCTATAATCACAGTCGCTGACGACCTAAC